TTTGATTCAGCATTATCATTGAATGCAAGTATGAATTTACCTGCGTTACTTGTTCCACTAAATTTAGATGCAATTTTACTTTCTAGTAATTGCCTTTCCTCTTGGTTGGGTGTGCCGTTGTTAAAGTTAATCAACATGGAAGGTGCTAACCCATTCATTATATTATTGATGTGATAATTAGAAATCTCTTCTTCTAATTCACAATATTGCAAACCACCTTGATAATCCACAGGTGAGTAATAATAAAAACCTGCTTTGTATGGTTTAATGTATAAAATCTCAATATCTTCTTTTGACATCCCAAAGGCAGGGATTCTTAAAGGTGTATCACTTGGTTTGATGTTTGTCCAATCCTTAAAATAGTAATACGCAGGAACTTCTCCATCTTCATTGGCTTTTTCTGCTCTTAAAGTTTCTATTGGAAAGTGTTCTACTTTAATTATCTTTTTTCTGTTTTTAGAATAGATAATTTGAGCAGCACATTGCCCCATTAATTTTAAATCATAGGATAATTTCCTAATACAATCTTTACCGAATAATGAAACCATCTGAGCATATTCATCGGGTTTCTTATTGGCATCTGTTGCGTTTAATCCTTTGCCATATATTGCTTGGCTTATGCCATTAATAGCAGCGTTGTTTGTGGGTGATCCGTTATACCTATCAATTAAGAATTGAAAGTAATTATTGTCAACACCGTATTCTACCCAATCTTTGTTTTTTACCTCTTTTACTTCGGGTGAAGTGTAGGTGCTTAAATTAACAAATCCAATACTTGGTTCTTTTGTCACACCTTTGGGTAAACTCTTTTGTCTTTTCATACTACTATGTATTCGTTGTTGTAAGAATCATCTGTTGTAAATTGTCCTTCATTTAGATTGTAATAATCATTATTCACTTGATTGATTGTTTGATCAGTACAAAAGATTCTATCCTTGAAAATAACATCTGTTCCATTGCTTAATGTCATGTCGTAAAAGTGATTTGATACTAAAACAGGTGAGAATGTGTTTTGAAATGTTCTATAATTTCCACTTGTAGTGACACCTGTAATATTATATGTCACACTTGTATTTGTACTGTCATCTCTAATAACCATTGTAAAACTTGTTAAAGTGTAATCTCTTGGTATTATATTAAATGTTTGTGCAGATGCTGATGTTGTTAATACAATCATACCTATATAACGCAAAAAAATTGAGGTTTTGTTTTATGATCCACACCCCACACAATCAATTTCCGAAGAACTAGGTTTAGAACCATTTAATTTCATTTTTAAATTATGGATTTTATCCTTTATTTCCATGTCTGTGAACATATTACCTGTTAATTGAGATTCTAAACTTTGGATTTGATTGTGTAATTCTTGCATTTTTATAAACAATTTTAAGGTTAAAAAGAATGGACAGTAGTGTACTGTCAACTAAATAAAACAAAAAAAAAGCACCCCCTAAAAAGAGATGCTTTTACTAGAAGAAAATAAATAATTAAGGATCGACAGTCAAGGTAGGATTGATTTTTGTTCCTTGAGTTGCCGTTGTTATCAATGTTGAAGTGATAAATGTTGCAGGATCGGGTTCTTGCCCTACCAATGTCATTGTGAATCCACTCAAATCACCAGGTTGCGTTCCTGTGCCGATTGTTCCACCTGTCATTTCTACACCATTTTCCAAACCTACTATGAACATATTACCATAGTAATCTTCAACCGCTACACTAGGACGCCCCCAAGCAAGTAATTTAATTTGCTCTTGTGTTGGTGCGTCTAGATAAGTTAAAGTTAAACTAAGTGTTTGCTCATAGAATGTAGTTCCTGTTTCCCTAGAACTGTTAATTGCAGTTTCTAGCGAAGATGTATTTTTTACATCGTACTCATAAACAGTAGGAGATGCTCCTGTTGCTAATGCAGTAATAACCCCATCTTGATATATTGGGGGTGCATTATCAGTTCCGTTTAATCCATCTAAATCAAAAAAGTAAGCAGACTTAATTCCTCCGAATCCTGCCTTGCAAGGAAGTTCTCTTCCTGCTGATACATTACATGCCATATTTTTTATATTTTAAAAAAAAAGGGTAGATAGACATAACCACCTACCCCTTTCTTATGGTTTAAAATTTATTAAGAGTAAAGAACGCAATCTGATCCTATTCCGTACTGAACCGAACAGGCATAACGCATGATAAGCCTCACATTTTGTGAGCCATCTAAATCCCTCATATCTAACAACTTAACTTCATTTTGATCTGAAAGTAGAGATGTTCCGAAATATAGATTAGATTTCTCAGCAGCAACTGCTTTGTTGTCTCCTAATCCATTTGCTACGAATAATGGAATACCACCAAATGATAAAGGTGCGCCATTCTGATACCACAATGCTCCTCTGTTGTCAATACCACTTCCCAATGCTCCCATTGCTCCAACATAAGCCTTTGCAATGTTCTGTGATACATATATGTGCAAATCTTCCTTACCAAATAAAGTGGCAGGAATTGCATCAACTATTTTTTGTAATTCTGTAACTACGTTTCCAACAACAACTGCACCTGCTGCAACATCAATTACATCAGCATCAGCAGTCATAAGTGTTACGAATCCATCAAACTCACCTGCGTTTGCGTTTACTCCACTCCAAATATTAGATTCTGTTTTAGCCGCTACCTCAGACGCAAATTGCCCATAAAATCGGAGAACTTGGGGGGGAGTTGATCAAAAGCAGAGTATCCCATTTGAGCAGCCTCCCAATCAGATTGGAACGGTGTGAGACACATTTCTTGATTTACTTGGAAATATTCGGGTTGAATAATTCTCTCAGTTAATGTAACTGATCCTGCACTTGTGAAATCACAAGTTGCATCTACTACCAAACCACTTGTTGCTACCTTTTTGATAACTTCTTTGTATTTGATATTTGGTTTTACTTCGATTCCGCCATTTGCAATCGTATTCCCGGAAAGCAAAGCCGCCGAGATGTAAGAACCTGCGAAAGTTCCTGCATAGGTACTGGTTATATTTACAGCCATTTTATTTTAAATTTGATATTTTTTGAAAAACTCTATCTCTTGTACTCATTACCCTATTCGGAGAAATGTGCATTTTTATTTGTTTACTTGATTCACCTTCGGGATTGTGCTTGATAGGCTTGGCAGCAGGTTCAGCAGAAAGTTTTTCTTCAAGTTTTTCTTCAACTTCTTTCTCTACTTTACTTGCTTCCATCTTATCGGCTTTTAAATCCGCAATGGCATCCTCAAGATTTTTAATTCTTTTTTCCATTCCTTGCCAATCAGCAACATCAGCCTCTTCTTCTAGGCTTTCTTCAGTCAAATCTTCTTCAACTAAATCTTCTGTTTCTTCTTTTTGAGGAACTTCATCACTCACTTCTCTAATATCAGCAATTTTACCTTCTTCTTCAACAACTAAAAGCCTTGAATCTTCAAGCATATACTCACCAACAGGAAGTGCTACCTTTTCATCATCAGTCATGATAAATATATCACTCCCTTTTTCAAATGATTCTGCTTCTAAAACAGTACCATTTTCCAACTTTTGAGTTTCAAGTTTAACCTCAATCCCCAAAACCGTTTTGATTTGGTTTAAAACTTCATTTGATTTCATATTCATATAACGATTGTTAAAATTTATTTTGCATTTTCACGCTTTCTTTTGAACTATAAACCACTCTGTTCCATCGCTCCACAACTGAACACCTTCGTATTCTTTGTTGATTATATAAGGAGATGATGAACCATCTATGGTTGCTCCACTAATGGGAGTTAAACTAACCCTAGTATTTGATGTAAATGTTGTGTCAGAGATAAACCTTATTAATCTGTTTGTGTTTGTTCCGTTTACACTTGGCAAATTAACCGTTGCATTCTCTACTCCACCTGTTGCAGTAAATGTGAACTTTATTAAAGTAGAACTAGCATAAGTAGTATCTGATAAATTTACAGTAGTACCATCTGCCATAGTTATGTGTGTTGCGATAACGTAATTGTCTATATCACTTAAAGTAGTTCTTTTGGTTGTACCACTTTGAACCAATGCAAATGCCTCATCACCTTGTAATGCAGTTGCTATTGGTAAAGCAGATATTTTAGAATTTGCCATTATACTATAATTTTAGAATTATCCTCTTGAAGAATCAAATCAGTATCTTCCTTAGTTAAAAAATTACCTTCCACTCCTGTAATAACACCAATGCCTTGTGCCCAATTATCACCATCACAACACTTTATTGAATAGGTATTATCGGGACACAAACACGCTCTTCTACCTCCTCTTGGAGATGTAGGATTAGGAATGTAATTCTTTCTTTTGATGCCTTGCATTTACTTGGCTTCTTTTTTAGCCCTCTTTATTAGTCCATTTAAATAATCACCAACTTTGGGTGCTTCTTTTCCCAAAGCATCAAGTTCAGTCATACCTTTAATATCTTTAACATCAATTCCTAATTCTCCTGCTGCTTTTGACATTCTGCTTTTCAAATCTGCTATTTCGGCTTTTACTCCCGTTTTTAATTCTTGTGCATTACTTTCCGATGCTGCGATTTGTCTTAACAAAGATTCTTTTGCCATTTCAACTTGGTTTAATTCCCCAGCAATTTCATCCTCATCTTTATATGCTTGTTCAATAACATCTTCAATTTCTCTTATTAGTTTTTGAATGTCTTGAACGAATGTTAATTCAACTCTATGAGTTCCTAGATTAACTTCCTCTTTTGCTAGTCTGCTAAATACTTTACTTAATTCTCTTTTATTCATT